AGGAATGACTAAATCTGGCTTGAGCTTTTTAGTCAAGCGCAGAATGTCTTTTCGTGTTGATGGATGGTCAGAGAGGTCACGCATCAGCATAGCCATCTGGTCACGCTGCTCAAACGACATATCTTCTAAACTCATAGTTATCCCCTAGAGAAATTAAATTACTTTTTTACCGTCACCGGGCTTTTGAACTTGCATCTTGTTCTTAGGTCCAGTAGCGTTTGCACCGTCCAAGCCACCCAATTGGGAGAAGCGAGGAGTGTTGGTTACAACACCATTTTGTTGGTTGTTGTCTGTGGGTCTGCGTGGGCTGTTAGCGCCACGGGGTTTAAACAAATCCATGATGTTTCCTTACATTGGAGTGGGTTGAGGAGAAGCACCGCCTCCACCAGCGCCCGGCATTGACATGGGGCTTGGGGCTGCGCCCGGCATTGGCGGCAAATTCGGAACAGCCGGGGCTTGAGACATTGCACGACCTTCTGGTGTAGCACCACCAGCTTGCGGCAAATTTTGAAGCATCTGAATAATTTCAGACTGCTGGAGTTCACCAGTTTTTTGTTTCTTAGGTCCAAGAAGTCCGGTCAAGCTACGAATAGCGGCAAGTGCTTTTTGACCTTCTTCGGATTCGCTTCCTAGACTTGGCAGGGCTTGTTCAATCAAGTCCATTGCCATACTTATGTTAACTAAAGCGCCTTCTTTGTTTCCCATCTTGGGTTCAGGCGTAGACATAGGGGAAGACATAGGGGGAGTTGAAGCATCAGACATTCCTGCTTCGGGTGTAGGTGCTGGTGGAGTTGCTGCCGCCCCGCCTCTTTGCGAGCGTATCAGGTCCATCATTGCGTTATCTGACGTTGCCATAGCTTCCCTTTATCGTCCAAACAGTCCGGATTTAATCAGACTATTGTAGTTTGTCAAGTAGGGGGCATATTTGATTCCTGCCCCCCGTAGGAACTTGAGTGGTCAAACCACGCAATTTAGAAGGGCGAACCCTGCTAAATTACTTGCGGCTCTTACGACCTTTACGAGCTTTACGCATAGTCTTCTCCATTGTTGAAGGCGGCGACCTTTTGAGTTGGGAAGGAAGCCACACCCATTTCCCTTTCGGGGAAACCTTTACCGGCAGGACTTACGTCCGCGCTTTGCTTTTTTGCCGTACATTCTTTTCTCCTTAAGTTCTCTTGATTGCTCTCATAGAGCGCATTGGTTGTTTTGCCGGATTAACTCTAACATCAACATTCTTGTATTGCAACGTGCCACCAGCGCCTTTAGATGCGGCGCGGTCTATCTCGCCAGTAGTTACGCGGGGCTGGTCAGCTTTGGGTGCAATACGTCCTGTTGCCATTAGAGTGCCTTTAAATCTGGTTTGCCTTTTGGAGGGGCTGGCGCTTGTTGAGGTTGGTTAGCCGCAGCCTGTTCCTTTTTCTTCAACTTGTCTTTGAGCAATTGTTTCATTGGCGGCTCAAGCAAGTCAAGCAAGGATTCTTTGTCAATAGCTTGGGCTTTGAATAAATTAAATGCAAGCTGGCGCAAATCTTCTGTGAAGATTGGTGAGTTACTGTGAGCATCTACCTTGACCACATAGTCACGGGTAAATTGTTCAGGAATAAACTTGTGACCTTCGTCATCAGTAAAGTGGGTTTTGTCATACGCTTGCATCAGCTTTAGATACAAGGTTGCCACTTTTTCCAACGAATCCTCAACAATCAAAGCGCGTTTCTTGGCGCGGCTAGACCCCAAACGGGCAAGCTGCGAGGCATGACCGGATGAGCGAACACCAGCTTCGCCTTTGCCTTGCAAGACGCTAGAGATGCCAGAAACTTCTGAGAACATTCCATCAACTTCATGGATGACCTCAAACAAAGATGAGGGCATATCAGGCGCTAGGCGTTCAGCCTTGGCGTTAGGCATATCGGTTGCTAGTAAGCCGCCAGCACGGTTAAGAGCAAAATTCTTTTCGTCCAATATGCCAGTAAAGCCTGTCAAGGCAGTTGGCGGGTTGACTTGCTTAGAGAGCAAATCAAGAATTTCTGTCATGCGGTTATTGCGTAACTGCTGCAAGAAAACAAGGCGCTGCACCTCGGACTGACCCCAATAATAATCATATTGAGGGTTAGGACAAATCTGGACAAAAGGCAATTCGCCTTTGAGGAACATAGATTTTCCGGGTCGGTCATAAATGAATATGTCCGGTTCAGCCATTGTGACGCATTGATAGTCTTCAGTATCGTCATTCCATACCCACAACTCATACATCTTGACTGTTTCTTCGGCTACCCGCGCTTTATAGCGGTTCATGCCTGAGAGGTCTAAGTTGACGTTGCCGTAGATGGTGGGGTTTGACTGCGACATGACGAGGCGGTCAACGCCTTCGGGCAAGTCCTCAGTCTTGGTGTGTACGCTGGTTGTGATGCGCTTAACGATTGACTCGCGCTTGGGATGGGAATACAGCCGGTTGTAAAGCTCAGACTTGGTAATGTAGTAAGTTTGAACGAGGGCTTCTTGCCGGTCTGTATAAGGTGTGTCTTCTCTTAACACTCCCATACTGGCTGGTTCAACCATGTACGGGTGTATGCCGTTGTTGTAAACAAGTTTGATAAAGGTCGAGTTAAAGCACAACGCCCAAGTTAACGCTGAACTAAAAACTTGGTCTGCATTTGAGTTAAGCCATTCGTCATTGAGCGCCAGCGTCAGACGAGGGACTTTGATTTGTTCTTGGTCAGGAACAGATGCGCCGGTATTGATTGAGAACCTTGTTGTTTCTGCGGAATACAGAAACGAGGTTAGTTGGTCAATGTGCGGATAGATTTTGTTGAAGATTGTGGGCGCTTCATCAGGACCAGAACCAAAGAGAAAGAAAGAACGCAAAGAGGCGTAGTCACCTTTGCGCTCTTGCAAGGACACCATGCACTTTTCAATCAAGTCACGGTAAAACTGTTCTCTGATAAGTTCGTTGGTTGGTATCCGCATTATTTCTTCAGAGTTAGATTCTCATGGTCGGGAGTGTAACTAGCTGCTCTCGGTCCTGTCAAATTACCAGCATCTTTCGGATTGAATGATACAGCTTCATCCCGTACCGGTCTAATCGTGTTGCCAGAAAGCAATCCTTTCATGTTAAAGCGGTTGTCGCCACCCCAAATAGCTGAGTCCCTTGGTTGCGGCTCTCTTGGACGCTCGGCAGCAATCTTGGCTTCCTTCTCCAACTGCGCTTTGCTGGTTTTGTTCTTGCGCGTAAAGAATCCAGCTTGGTTTTCGCCCTCGCGGGTGGATTTGATGTTGGTCATATCAAAGTCCATAGCCAATTGCTTGACTGTATGGTCATTCTTCTTTGTAGAGTCTGACATCAGCCCCGGCGCTTGCAAGAACACCACATACACCTCTTCAGCACAGTCTTTCATGGGACATTGAGGCTTTCTGCTCTCAAAGTACCCGTGTTTATCGCATTTGTAGTCTTTCAATACTGCCATTCTTATCCCCTTTTAAGTGCTTCATCTAGGGACAACCCTGAGTAATCCCCTTTGTTACTAACCCCAATCTTAATCTTAATCTCCCCATTAACCAATTGCAAGCCCGTTGACCGTACCAAACGGGGCTTTGCCTCGCGTCTGTACTCAACAAACCGGGTCTTATCGCGGTTTTGCATGACTGCAACTTCCCCTTTTAGCCAAGATTGATAGCCTTTGTTGACCCTGATTTGCATATATTCGGTCAAAGGTTGGGTGCGGTAGAAAAAAACATCCAGCAAATGTTCTTTGTTGACCCCGCATATTTCCGCAAACAGCTTGACAGATATGCCTCTGTCTTGGTCTTTGATGAATCGTTTTATGATTCTTAGCAGCTCACGTTTGGGCAGGACTACGGGCAACATACTCAACGGTGTAACCAAGGGATTGCAAGAAGTCCAAGAACTCAGGCTCTCGGTAAGAAGTAACACATTCAGGGTTTACCAGTATGTGTGTGTCGCTGATTAGTTTTCGTGATGTGGAATGGCAGCCAACCAGCCGGTTGAAATCAAAGTTGTCATGGAATTCAGGCACGACACACTCCAGCGAGAAGTCCCGCACAGTCTTTTCTGAGGCGTACTTCATGCCAGCTTCAATAAACAAATGGCGCTTGATACAAGAAAGCTGAACATCTTCGTTCCACAAATGAATGTCATGGGCAGGGCTATGGACAATGCCGTATTTATTGGGCGCTTCAAGGAAGCGTTTACTACGCAAAGAAAAGCCACCATTTTGGACAATGACGCGAGGATGCTTGTCGTGCCATGTACCTTTTAGGAGTAGCTGGTTGCCCACCATTGCAGCATGGCAAGCGCCGCCAATGTAGTCATACTCATAATACTCAGGCTTGAAGTTTTTGCCGTTCAAGACCCAACTGTCATCTTGCACTATCAGGCAGAAGTCAGTCTCAATGAAGGCATACAAGCTGTGCATGATGAAAACTGAATACATCATGTAGTCAAGTTCGCCAATCTGCTTCCATTGAATGTCGTGCGGCAAAGATGCGGGTTTTTGGATGGAGAGCAGCAAACCCCTTGACCCCGGCAACTCACGCATAGACTTGAGGATTGAGGGGATAGCGCTTGCGCCATCATTGTGACCATAGACAGAAACAACGGTCAGGTTACTGTGTTCCATAAACGCCAATCCTTTTAAGGTAATCAGAGACATTACGCCCGACTGCTACTTCCTCTGGTGTCTTGTCTTCCAA